CACAACGCGACCCTAATGCCGCCGCAAACAAACCGTTTGACCCGAACCGGCGTTCTTGACCCGAACGCCTCGGTCTATGGCGTTATTCATTGCCGAGTGTGCCGGCGCGTTCGACCTATGCTCGAAGCGCCGGCACCAAATAAACGTATCGCCAGAACCTACTATTGCCGAGTGTGCCGGCGACCTGGCGGCACGATCGACCGCCCGAAATATGTCAAATGCGAAACTCGACCGTTCGAGCGGCCGATTCCCCTTTGGCTATTCTCAAAGCGACTCAATTGGAAGGAACCCGAACCATGACAGAATCGACCCCTGACAATTTGACCCCTGACAATTTGACCGCCCTCGATGATCGCCAGGCGAAACGGCCTTATTCGACGCCCGTACTCACAAAATACGGCACGCTCGAAGAATTGACCGGCGACGGCGGAAACGTAAACAATGACGGCATTTCAGGGTCGCGAGGCACGATCTGACGCCCGTCAAATGGGCGCCTTATCTCGGCGGCCTCTGCGATGAGAACCATGTCGAATTGCAGTCGACCCTCGCCGCCTGTATTGTGTGCCGGCGCTATCTCTGCAAATATTGCGATCATCTCGGTCTTTGTCCACAATGTGCAAAGTTAGACGACATCGTTATAAATTGCGACGACGTATTACAAAGTAATGGCAGGAAAAAAAGGCCGGTCAGGTCGTAAAACTAAACTCACGCCAGGCGTTCGCGACTCGATCATCGAAGCTATTCGAAACGGATGTTATATCCATGTCGCCGCACGCGCCGCCGGCATAAATCCCGCGACCTTTTGGGACTGGATTAAATACGGCGAACAGCAAACATCGGGCGTATATCACGATTTCTACGATCTAGTAAAAACTGCCGAGGCCGCATGCGAGGCCGAATCTATTCGCATTATTCAAAATGCCGGTCTTACCACATGGACGGCGCGCGCATGGTTCCTTGAACGAAAATATCCCGAACGTTGGGCGCGCCGCGAACGTATTGACACGACCGTCGAACCCGAACCTAATGTCGCGACCCTATCAGATTCGGAACTCGAAACCCTCGCTTCAATTGAAAGCGAAAGCTGAACTCGAACTCAGACGGCGACGCGCCGCCGGCCTCGGCGTTCAGTTATTGCCTCATCAAATCGCGCCGCCTGGCGACTGGCATACCTGGCTATTAATGAGCGGTCGCGGCGGCGGCAAGACATTCGCGGCCGCCTATCACGTCGACCGGTACGCCTCAAAGAACCCGACTGCACGAATCGCGATCATCGCGCCGACACTCGGCGACGCCAGGAAAACATGCGTCGAGGGCGAAACAGGAATCTTGTCATTTAATCGAGGCGTCAGGTTTAACAGGTCATGGGGAGAACTCACATGGCCGAACGGCGCGAGGGCGGTCTTATTCGGCGCGCATACGCCCGACGACGCCGAACGCCTGCGAGGCGCGCAACATGACTTGGTATGGTTCGAGGAACTCGCCGCCGCCAGGCAGCTAGACGAATGCTTTGATAATATGCAATTCGGATTACGCCTCGGCGTTAATCCTCGACTCATCGTTTCGACTACGCCGAAACCTCGCAAACGACTACAGGCGATCATTGCCGACCCTTCGACGGTCGTCACGCGCGCCGCGACTCGCGATAACCCGCACTTGCACGAATCGGTTCGCGCCAGGTTATACGATCGATATGACGGCACTCGACTTGGCCGTCAGGAATTGGCCGGCGAGATACTCGAAGATATTGCCGGCGCCTTGTGGACAAGACGAACTCTCGATGATCTGCGGGTCGTCGCCTTTCCCGACCTGGCGCGTGTTGTCGTCTCGGTCGACCCTTCGATCACGGCCGGCGGCGCCGAGTGCGGAATCACGGTTCAGGGCATCGATGACGCCGGCGTCGGTTACTTGCTCGATGACGTGTCGACTCAAGGCACGCCGGCCGAATGGAGTCGCCAGGCGGTCGCGGCATATCACCGCTTCAAGGCCGATCGACTAGTCGCCGAGACGAATCAGGGCGGCGAGATGGTTCGTCAGACGATCGCGTCGGTCGACCCGCGAGTTTCTTATCGCGGCGTTCACGCAAGTCGTGGTAAATTCACGCGCGCCGAACCGATTTCTGCACTCTATGAGCAAGGCAAGGTTCACCATGTCGGCGTCTTTCCTGAACTTGAGGATGAACTTTGTTCATGGGTACCTGGCGACGCCTCGCCGAACCGACTCGACGCCCTTGTTCACGGGTTCACAGATTTAATGCTCTCGAAACGGGTCGTCACGATTACCGCAGTCTAACGAATGAAATTCGCGCACGTCACAGATAAATTCGGAAACTCAGAGGTACATAAGGCCGGATGCAGTCACACACGGCGGCGCGTCGGGTTTAATCATTATCTCGAATTTGAGGCGCCGACTAAGGTCGAGGCAATCAAGGAACTTTGGCACGATCAAATGATCGAAACAGGCGAGGCCGTCGAAACGTTCCTCGATCGGTTCGCGCCGTGTCTCAAAGGGATTAAAGAATGAGCGAACCGACGATAGATGAAATGCTGAGGTGGTTGGTAACGCAGGCGCGAACAGACGACCCGCATGTTATAGCTATTGGCGCCATTGTCGAACAGCATCGTGATTTGAAACCAATTCGTGACGGTATCAAGGCAGTGCAACGAAGCCAACTCGAAGCAATCCGCGCATTCGTGGAGCGGGTGGAGAAGCGGCCTTTAAGTGCGGCGGCAGATTTTCAGGATGGGGTCTACGATGAACTCGCCGCGATGGAACGCGAGGCCGAGGAAAGGGTCACGACATGAACTTATTTCAGCGATCGGTAAAGAGTCTTTATGACCTGGCGTTTCGCGATATGCCGCCGGCGACGACGGCCGGCGCGCAAGTATTCTGGCCGGACTGGCCGAGTCAGTCGAACGCCGTCGTCTTGAGCGGTCGAGGCGCGCCGTTCGAGTCGAGTCTAGTCATGGCGGCGGTCAATTGGGCGGGAACCGTATTCGCGGAACCGATCGTGCAAGTATTGAAACAGAGGGCGCCGCAGGAATGGGAACCTGTAACGAACGCGCCTTTAACTAAGCTGTGGGAATTGCCGAACCCGTATTATTCCGGCGCGACGATGATGAAAGCAATCGCGTATTACTGGTTAACGGCCGGCAATGTCTACATCGGCAAGCGGCGCGATACTAACGGCATATGTCGCGAGTTATGGTTAATAGATTCGGCAATGGTCAAACCGGTCACTGAGAACGCCGACGAATTTATTTCTTACTATGAGGTCACGATTCGAGGCCAGGCGACGAAAGTCGATCGAGGCGACATCATTCATTTCAGATACGGCCTCGACCCGCAAGATCATCGCCTCGGCCTTTCGCCTCTGACGGCCTTGTATGCCGAGATATTCACCGATGAGGCGGCATTCGCCTATTCAAAGAACTCATTCACGGCCGGCGGCATACCGCCTTATTTCTTATGGCCGAAACCGAACGCCGACTCGGTTTACCAAATCGATCAGGCGGCCGTTAAGGCGTCTCTGATTGCAGCAACTACGGGCGCGAACCTCGGAACGCCGGTCGTATTCTCGGCGCCGATGGACATCGGAACGGTCGGGTTCTCGCCGGATCAAATGGCACTCAAAGATTCGCATTCGTTGCCAGAGGAACGAATTTGTGCGGTCTTAGGTATACCGGCGTTAGTCTTAGGTTTTGGATTCGATGAGCATGCGACGTATTCGAACTACAAGACGGCGTTAGAAGCTGCCTGGCAGAACTTTGTCATACCGACCTTAAAGTTATTCGCGACCGAATTGACGACTCAACTATTGCCGGAATTTGCGAACACGCGAGGCGAATGGGTTCAATTTGATACCGGCGAGATTTGGGCGTTACAGGCCGATGAGAGCGCGATCGCGAAACGCGAGGTCATGAAATTTCAGGCGGGTCTTGTGACAAGGAATGAGGCACGCGCCGAAATGGGCATGCAGGCATTAACGGAACCTGGCGGCGAAGAATTTCTAGTGACGCCGGCCTCGGCGGCGCCCTCGACCTTGACCGACACAAAAGCACTCACGACCGATCAAAACGACGAGTTAAGGCGATGGTTCAAACGATACGCGCCGGATGAGGCGGCCGGCATGTTAGACGCCGAGGTCGAATGATGACGCCTGACGTTCGAATAACGGTTCTCGCGCCTGACGCCTCGATGCCGGCCTTACGGCCTTGTGCATGCGGCGGCGAGGCGGTCGAATACGGCCTCGGCCTTATGTTCTATGTCGAGTGCGAACGCGCCGCAGTATGCGCCAGGTCGACGCGCGTTAGTTGCTCGACGCGAGTCGGCGCTATAGGTCGATGGAACCGACACTCAAAGATCATCGATACTCTAATGAACAGGAAAGGAAACTCGCATGGCAAAACCTAAAGATCGCGAAATCGATATGACGAAACCGAAAAAGACGACAAAACCTAAAACACCAAAACCGAAAAAGAAATGACGGCGCCTTATTATCAAGACGACCTGACGACGATATATCACGGCGACTCGCGCGAACTACTTGCAAGTATGCCGAGGGTCGATCTGGTTTTGACCGACCCGCCTTATGGTATCGACTACGACCCGTTAAGGCGTAAACATTGGTCGGCACAAACTAGCACGAAAAACGGAGAACACCGAAACGCGCGCGACTATGGCGCATTTGCATGGGACAAAGAACCGTTTGAACCGGCGCCGATACTGAACCTCGATCGACCCTCGATTATTTGGGGCGCGAATAATTTCGCCTCGCGTTTACCTGACTTTGGTTCGTGGTTATGTTGGGACAAGATCACGCGAAATGATTTGCAGATACGGCAAGCGGAATGCGAACTAGCATGGGCGAATTGCCTCGCACGGTCGCGTATATTTCGACATTTATGGTCAGGCGGGTATCGCGCATCAGAATCAGGCACACCGAACTATCATCCGACGCAAAAACCGATCGCCTTAATGGCATGGTGCCTCGGCCTAGTGAAGGGCGTTCGAACCGTCATCGACCCGTACATGGGAAGCGGCACGACCTTGCGCGCCGCAAAGGACGCCGGTATCAAGGCGATCGGAATCGAGATCGACGAACGTTATTGTGAGATCGCCGCGAGTCGCATGTCTCAAGAGGTTCTAGCGTTCGAACCTGCGGCCGAGGTCATCGAACAAGGCGAACTCTATGCAATGGAAGTATGACCCGATCACCGGCAAGTATACCGACCCGAAAGGGCGCGTATTGACTGACGCCGAGGTTCGGAAGATTCAGGCCGAAACCGAGTCGAGTCATAAGGCCGAACTCATCGCCCTGGCGGTCGCCTTGTTGTTATGGCGTCGTGGGAATGAACGCTATTCGCAGGCGGCCGCGATGACGATCGATGAGATATTCGACCTTGTGCCGGAATCGATAAGGTCGCAGGTCGTGAGGCGAGTCGGGTCATTAGGCGGTCAGCTATCGCCGCCGGCGTTCCAAATCAGGCTACAAGATGAAATTGACAAGTCACACAAGGTCATGGCGGTCTTAGGCGCCGGCGGGTTCGCGGCGGCCTCGATCGCCACATGGAACTATGCGGCGAAACGGGTTCAGTCAGAAACGACTTATGCCGTCAGGTTCGCGGCGGCGATGAACGGCGGCACGACGCCGCCAGAGGTCGAGGGCGGCACGCCTCGCGACGCCGTGACGCCGGCGCAAGTCATCGTGAGAACCTCGCAGTATGCCGAGGCGACTTACGCGACGATGAGCGGGTCGATTCAGGTCGCCAGGCGATCGGCCGGTCACATCGAGGCGCGCCGCATACTCGACCCTGAGAGCGAACATTGCAAACCCGACCCCGATCGCGGGTTGCCTGACTGTCCTTCTCTGGCCGAGGATGCCGACGGCAATCAGTTAGACTTCGCGCCGATCGAACAGGTCGTGCCGATCGGCGAAACGACATGCGGCGCCCGTTGCCGTTGCTGGATTAATTATCGAAGGGTTCGAGACAATGACGAATCGGCCGTCGCCGCCGCATAATCACATACTTTGCGACCGTTGCGGCGCCCTTGTGGCCTCGACTAACGGCCGGTTTCTAAAGACGGTCGTCGTCTTGTGCGGCGAATGCCTGACTAGAACGAAATGGTATCCCGCGCAAAGAGTAATTGACAAAAAGATTAAACCTGAGAAGATGTGATTTAACGTAAATTGGGGCGTCGAAGAAAAATTCGACACAATTTCGCGAATGGCGCCGCGAATACTGCACAAGGTATTCGCGGCGCTATCTCTTTTTAGCGCCGACCTCAGAAAGAAATAGCAGAAATGGCGATCGACAAACGCGAGTTTGAGGCCGATTTCAAGATGTTCGAAACCGAGGGCGGGTTCGGCCGGTTTAAGGGCGTCGCGGCCGTCTTTTCTAACATCGACCGGCAAGGCGACATCATTCGACCTGGCGCCTTTGCCTTGACCCTCGGCGAATTTATCAAGAACGGGTTCCTCGCAAATGCTCACGACTGGTCAAACCCCGTCGGCACGATCGAGACGGCCGTCGAAACCGAGGCCGGCCTTGAGGTCGAGGGCGAGTTTCATTCGACGCCGGCGGCGCAGCTAGTACGCCAAGTCACGCGCGAACGCCTGGCGCGAGGCAAGTCGGTCGGAATGTCGATCGGTTTCGGCGTCACTGATTTCGAGTTTGAAGAAAAGTCAGGCGTCAGGGTCATTAAGGCGGTCGACTTGTTCGAGGTTTCGATCGTCACGGTTCCGGCGAACCCTCGCGCACATCTGGCCGGCATCAAGGCCGCAGTCGATGAGGACAACGAAATAGTTTTCGAAGGTCGTCGCGTTGAAATGCGACGGTTAATTCTACTCAATTTGAAAGGGTCAAAAGACTATGTATTCAACGGAGATCGGTAATCAGGTCGCCGCATTGCGCGATCAATTCGTTAAAGCGACGGCGATCGAGAAACCGACCGCCGAGGATGTCGAGACGGCAAAAAAGATGCATGACGACCTGGCGGTTCTCGAAACGAAATATAAAGAGGTTCGAGACATCGAGGCCGCCGGCGAGGCGACTAAGGGCGCGATCGAGGCCGAGAACGTCGCAAAGGTGAATGCCGAAAAGGCCGTCGGCCTTGTGCCGTTTGGCGGTCGCCTCGGCACGGACACAAAGGCGAACGCCTCGACGCCGAACGTCTTTGACGGGTTTTTGCAGTCGCCGACCTATAAGTCGATGACAAAGGCCGGTCATCATCACGGCGTTTCTTATTCGGTCGAGGTTCCAGGCCTCATAAAGGCCGCCGGCGACCCGATCATGTCGAGTCAGTTTACGCCGATCGCGACCGACCCGTCAGGACCGCCGCTGCACTACGCGCCGCAACCCTCGGTATATGATTTGTTTCGAGTTGTGCCGATCACCGGCGCCGCCTCGGTTCGGTTTTTCCTGGCGACGATGCCGGTCGCGGTCAATGGCGTCGGCTGGGTCGCCGAGGGTCAGCCAAAGCCCGAAGTGCAGCTAAGGTGGACTCCAAAAGACGCGCCTCTCGAAGTCGTCGCAGAGTGGACGGCCGTCACGTTGCAGGCACTTGACGACGTTCCTCAGTTAAGGTCGGTTCTTTTCGATGACCTTCGAAACCTTTTGATGTGGAAAATTAACGACGGCCTTATCAATGGAACAGGAACGCCGCCGCAAATTCTCGGCATTCTGGCGACGCCAAACATTCAGCAGCAGGCGTTCGCGACTGACGCGATCACGACAATTCTCGCGGCCGTTACAAAGGTAACGGCGTCAGGCGCCGGCTATCCAACAGGCATAGTCATGAACCCTGCCGATTGGGCGACGGTTCGGTCGACCGTTTCGGCCGGCGTATGGGTTTTTGGGTCGCCGACCGAATCAGGCGTTCAGCGTCTTTTCGGCGTGCCGGTCGTGACGACCTCGGCAATGGGCGTCGGGTTCGCGATCGTCGGCGATTTCTCATTCGGAACTATTTTCGAACGTTGGGGTGTGACGTTTATCGTCGGCCTCAAGAATGACGACCTCATTCGCAATATTCAAACGATCGTCTGCGAGGCGCGTCTCGCCCTGGCGATACGCCGGCCGAGTGCGTTCGTTAATGCCGACCTGACGGCGCTATAAACATGCGGCGCATTGCAGACGAAACATGGTATTTGACGCGCGTCGGCACAAGGGTTCGCCAGAAGAACCGACGCGCGGCAACCCTACTTGTCAGGGCAGGTTCAGAGTTTGACGACGACGAATTAAAGAAATTTCCGCTCGACCCGTCAGAACGCGAAGTTAAGGCGATCGAGGCGCCGCCGGAGAATAAGGCGGTCGAGGAACCGACCGAGAATAAGGCCGGCAAAAAGAAACGATGACGACGACCGAGGCAAAGGCATATATCGAGTTATACGGCGCGACCTCGACGCCGCCGGAAATCTCATCTAGTGAAATAAATCAGCTAATCACGGCGTGCCTCGATGAGAACGGCGAGGTTCCTGACGACATGATCGACTCATGTGTCGCCGACGTATGGCTCATCAAAACGGGTCGAGTGACCGATCACCATGACGTGACGGTCAATGGCCGAACGTTTCAGGCGTCGCAGGTCAAGGCGCACTGTGAGGAACGCGAACGGTTTTTCAGGCGACGATTACCGGTTCGCGTTTCTTGATTTTTCTGTGAGTGTGTCATCGGTTTCGTTCCTTTCATTTGAGGCCGGCGACCGTGCCGGCCGCATTTTAAGGCGAATTGAATGAGGTTCTTGAGGTTCTCGGCGCGTTCGGTCTTGTCGGCCTTGTCGCCGTCTTAGTTCGCGAGTTTCTCAGAACACGAAAGGCGCGCAAATGATTACGTTAGTTTCGGTTCTTTTAATGATCGTCGGCGCGGTCGTCTATTTGATAGCAGCAAACGCTAAGGTCGCCGAACTCGGTCGCGTGATGTTCGCCGCCGGCGCGTTCGCCCTGGCGTTCTCGATTAGCGGTTATTCAGTCGGCATAAAGTAAAGGGCGCGATGAAAATATTCTACACGTCAGGCAAAGAAAAACTATTAAACGAGACGATCAAGCTATCGACCGGCGACATGCGTTTAATGCCGATCGACAAGACGCTATATAGCGCCCTCGCGACTCACACGGCCTTGACCGACGTGCCGGCCGGCGCGCGTGTTGCGGCCGGCGTGACCTTGACCGGTCGAACGTTTACGGCGGGTTCGTTTGACTCGGCCGACGTGCCGTTTCCAGTCGTCGCGACCGGCAAGACCGTCTCGGCGTATATCTGCTATTTGCAAGGAACGGGCGACGCCGATTCATGGTTGCTTAGTTATACCGATGAGCAACCCGACGGGTCGCCGATTTCATTTGTCGGGAACGGGTCAGCGATGCAGGCGCAAACGCCGCAAGGCATCATTTCGATATAAGGCGGGAACAATGGCGACTTATGCGGCAATTTATGATCGGTCAGTAAATGGTCAGATCAAGGCGCAGATCGCCGTCGCGATCTCGACCGAGGCCAAATACAAGATTCAGAACTCGGCCGACCCGAACGAAAAGGCATGGGCGACATGGGTCATACCTCGCGCATATGCCGAGGCCGGTAACTGGCAAATGGTGATTTGTACCGACCCCGCGATCGCCGATGCTCAAGAGGTTCGCGATGAGGACGTTCAGGCGGCCGTAACTGCGATCGTTCCGACAATGGTCGCGAGTTACATGTCGAGTTTGCCGGCGACGGCAATGATCGAGCAAATGCAAAAGGCATTAAATGAGGTTCGCGGCATCGCGTGAAAGGTGACGGCACATGGTAGGTATCGGCAAAACCTGGCGGTTCACATTACGAAACGGCCTCGGCGTCGACCTGGCGGCGGCCGGCGTCGTGATTGCCGGCCGATTTATCAGGTTCGACCCGAACGGTCAGCAGGAATTTTCGACTGATTCTGTGATCGTCACGTCAAACGCCGTGGTCAATGGCGCATACGGCAACGGCGCCGAACAGGATAACGCGACGACGAAATGGTTAGGCGGCGATTTTGTGGCGACCCTCATCGCGCCGTCAGGCGCAAACGGCCGAGTCGACGTTTTTTTCGAGCGCAAGGTCAATGGTCAATGGCCGACGGCCGGCATGGGTCGCATGATCACCTCGATCGATGTCGCGGCGACTGGCACATATAACAAGGATTTCTCAATCTAACGGTTTCGAATGAATGGCGCGACACGTAACAGGTACGACCGGCCAGTTTCTTAACGCTAATACCGGCGGCGCCCTCGCCTATCCCTTCAGCTATTCCCTTAGAGTTAAATATCCATTAACGACCGGCGGCGTTTCTCTGGCGTATGGCGAGGCATATGCCGCATGGGACGCCGAATATTTAACATCAGCCGCAAGTACTCAAAACGCCGGTTACGGCAAAAACGCGACTTTCGGGTCGGCCGTATATACTCATTCGGGCGCTATTCCGGCCGGTTGGCATCTTGTGGTCGCGGTTTATGCCTCGGCGACCGATCGTCGGGTTTATCTCGACAATAGTCTACAAACGGGCGTTGATAATTCGGCGGCGCCTTTCATCGGGCACACAAGCAAAAATTTCACATTAGGCGGCGTTTTGGTTAGCGCCGGCGGATTACACACACCGGCGGGTTTTGACGGTGATATTGCCGACGCCGCACTCTGGAATACTGCATTGACGGCGGCCGATGTCGACGCCCTCGCCGCCTCGCGACCTGGCGCGATCAAGGCCGCGAACCTTGTCGCATGGTGGAAACTTGGCGAGGACGGCGACCTCGCGTCGAGTGTCGGCACGTATCCTCCAATGAGTGTCATTGGCGCGGTTCCGATCGCCGATGACCCGCCGTACGGCGTAGAAACGCCGCCAGGTAAACTTTTATATGTTCCCGATCATTTCGGCGACGACCTCGAACTCGACGTTAATCATCCGATCTTACGCGATTGTGGCGGGTTCTTTCCTTTGCGAGGTGATCGGCCGTTTTGGAACCCGTTACGCCCTGACGTTCCGTTAGTGCGGCGCACAGATTACGGGAACACGACGGTTCCGACGACGGCCGGCGATCGCAATTCGACACGGTTCAGGGCGGCGCCGAAACTCTCGATCGACGCAAACAAGCAACCGGCGATCATTGTCAGCTATCCCTGGTCGGTCACGTTGGGCGCATGGGTGAAACTGAACTCGGCGGCCGGCGCCGGTTACGGCGGCGGTTATCACGGCATTATCGGCGGCGATGTCACGATTTTTAATGACCCGCAACCCGCAAGCGCGCCGCGTCTGACGATTGCGACGAACGGCACTGTTCTAGTTCACTCGACCGAAAGTTTTACAAAGGTATTTGGATCGGCGCCTAACATGGTTCTGGTCGGCGAGTGGGTTCATGTCGTCGCGTGTTTTGAGAGCATCTATCACGGCGTGCGGTATCCGAACGCGTATATATGGGTGAATGGGCGCCTTGTAGCGTCGTTACTAAATAGTGCCGCCCTCGGCGTGAATGAGTTGCATGACAATAACTGTCCAATAAGCATTGGTAGCGTTTCGTGGTACACGAACTATCCTGCGGCCGAGGCGATCGCAAACGCCGACATTAAAGATGCTTTCTATTATCGCCGAAAATTAGATGACGCCGAGGTTCGGTTCTTGTATGAGCAAGGCGACGATCTTTATATCAGTCGAACGCCTCGCGTGTATTTTCATCCGGCCGTCATCGAAAGGCACTCGATCGCCTCGGTTCCTGGCGCGCCTCTGGTCAAGGGCATCGGCACGGTCGGCGCCGGTCTCGGCACGCCGGTCGCCTTTTCGAAGGTCGCAGGCGCGGCAACGGTCAAGGGCATCGCGACGGCCGCGACCGGCACGGTTTCGACGGCGTTCTCGCGAGTGTCAGGCGCGGCGACGGTTTACGGTCTCGATCAAACGGCGACGGGCGCCGGCACGGGCCCGTTCGCCAGGGTCTCAGCGACGGCACTGGTTCGAGGCATCGGCCAGGTCGCGACGGGCGTCGGGTCGGTCGCAATTGCCAGGGTCGCCGGCCTCGAATTTGTCGGCGGCATCGGCGCAAATAAACTTGTTCAAGGTTTCCACTCGTCATTAGGGTCGATTCTTTATCCCGCCGTCCTCGATCGCGAGAAGCAAATTCTATTCGGCAAGGGCGCGACCGCGACGTTCTACTCGATGAGTCGTGCCGGCGAAACGGAACTCATCACGTTAAAAACCGGATGGTCGGCAAGGCGAGTGCCGACGATCGAGAGCGGCGCCGATGAGCAATGGCGCGTCGAGGTCACATCGATGGACGTGACATGGGCAATGGTTCAGACGATCGCGACGGTCGAGATATTCGCCGCGACGACTCAGGAAACGCAAAAATACAGGGTTTTGCAGGTCGAAAATGCAATGAAGCCAGGTCACGTTTACCTTTTGCGATGTGAGGCGATCGAGCAGAAATGAACAGGCTACCGAATATCGTCGGCGATCTGATTCCAGGGTTCACGAACATCGACACGCCGTTTCGGCGTTTCGTCGACTCGGCGAGTCTGGTCGTCGTCGACAAGATAGAAGTAAAGATGGAACCGATCGAGGCCGGCCAGGTCGTCGCCTTGGTTCGGCACATCGCGCGCGACATTCAGGCGCAGATTATCAGGTCATTTCGCGACCCTAAGACCGGCCGCGTTTATCCAGACGGCAAAGGCGGCACGTATCGCGCCTCGGCGCCAGGCGAACCGCCGGCGATCAAGTCGGGCGACCTACTCAATGCAACCTGGCGCGGTCTGACGTTTCCGCTATTACTGACGGCCGAACTTACGATCGATACAGGTTACGAAACGTTTCTCGAACTCGGCACGACGGTCAGGCGCAAAATGGCGCCGAGGCCGTTCGCGATTCCGGCGATCAATGAAATTCTCTCGAAATTAGTTCAGTCAGACGTAATTTCGAGTTTTGAAAGGGTGACGCCGGCCGACCTGGCGTCAGGAACATGACGACGCCCGATCGCGACATTCGCATGGCACTTGCGGCCGAGATCGAAATCGCGGCGCCTCTGGCGATCGTCTGGCCTCGATGGGTTCTCGGCATCGACCCCGCCGATTGGCCGGCCGTCATGCGATCGGCAAACGATCAAGGGCGGGTTCATGGCTATTCGATGTCGAGGCGGTCGTCATCGAGTGTCGGCGAAATGAGCGCGCACGTCTCGACCGAATCGCGTTATGTGATCGTCGGCGTTCACTATTTCGACGCCGGCAACGATTCGACTAATTCAGAGGACTTGTTCAAGGCCGAGATAGACGCGATTCGAAATCAACTCGCGATGCACTCGACCGACTCGATCGCGGTTTCAAATCACACCGAACTACAGGTCGTCGTCGAGGGCATTCAACAGTCAGGCGCCGAATTAATTCATTGGACATGGCTCGAACTAACGGTTTTATCTTGTTAATCGATCGGAGAAAAGAACATGGCGTATAGAACACGAAATACAAAACTATGGGCGTCGCATTTGCCAGAGAACCCGTATAACACGGCGCCGGCAACGGGCGCCGATTTCGACGCCCTTGTGTCGAATAATCCGTTTTACCTTTTGCCGACGATCGACAAGACATCCGACGCCGGCCAAATAGGAACAGGTTCACATTTCGCGACTCATCTTTGTAACGACTACTGGTCGCAACCTGGCGTCGACCTTTCGACGCAGATCGCGTTATTCGAAATCTACGGTCGCATCTGGTTACGGGCGTTTGGCGGCACTGTCGTCGATACGGTCGGGTCAGGCGGCGGTCATTTGCACTCGGCAAAGATGCAATCAGAGGCCGACGGGTCGCAATTGCCAGGAACCAGCATGATCGTCGAGAACGGAACCGAAAAGGTTCTCGAAACCGGCATGGTCGTTGGTCAGGCGACCCTTTCAAAAACAAGGCGCGACCGGCCGACCCTTAGCTATTCGCTAGTAGGAACGGCGAACCATGTAAACCCGCATACTCTGACGGGGTTGCCGGCGTATACCTCCGGCGCGCAATGTCCGAAGTCGGGTATCACGGTTCAGTATACCGATGAGGCCGCGACCGTCGTCGACCTCGGCGAACAAGGGTGTGATTTCGTCGACCTGGCGGTTTCGCTAAATAATCAATTGCTCATCGGCGATCGCTGTCCTTCCGACCCTGAACTAACGATGCCGATCGCGCCGCCTAATGGGACGGCGAACGTCGTGACAAGGGTTCAAAGGCAAGAACAAAGTTTAGACATCGGTTTTACGTTTTTGCTTGCGGCCGAAAACCCCGAATACGACCGGTATTTAATGAATACGCCTTTGACGAATCTCAAGATCGGCGTTAAGGGCGGCAAGGTCGCGGCCGGAACTGACGTGTTTGAAATCGGCGTCGTCGTGCCGAAGTTTTACTTTCGCGCCGTTCAGGCGACCGACAATGAAGGCAACGCGAGTTACGGCATCGCGGTCGAGGTCATCGTTCAGAGTGTGCCGGCCGATATGCCGGTCGGTTACGTGAGGAACGATGTCGCCTCAAATTTCAAATGAAAGGTAACGAATAGTTTTGTATCCACTAGACGAAAGAACGATCGAGGTCGAACTCACGGCCGAGGGTCATCATGTGCGGCATCGGTTCGACCGGCCGACTAAGACTCAGTTAATCGAGCGCGAATCTCGCGTTAAGAATGAAGAAATCACGATCGACGATTCGCAGGTCGAGAACGTTTACGATGACGACAACGCGAACGCGCGCCTTTATGACGCCTGTATTCGTGATGTGGCAGGTTATGACCTCGGCGACGGTTCAATCGACTGGCGGCCGGTCAATGACGAATTAAAGGCACTTATACCAAGTGAACACAAGATCAAGGCCGTCGCGGCAATGTACTTGTGCCAGGGTCGAGTCGAAAAGGCCGCGACGAACGGTCACGTCGAAGGGTTCAGGCTATTGGGCGCGACCGAAACGCGGGTCGTCTTGAGTCTCGGCGATCGGAACGCGCCGGCCTTTGAGATAACGCATGTTTTACGCCGGCCGAATGAGGCCGAATGGACGGCATACCGGCGAGGCATTCAAAGAACGATTCAGGTCAGAGGCGCGATGACGCCGAGGTTCAAAACCTCGACAAACCTCGGCGCCGCGACGGCGTTCTATGATGCCTTAGTGACCGGCATCGAGGGCGCGACCTTGAACGGCGAACCCTATTCGGCCGCGAACCGTGAGGCGTTCTTGCAGGCGATCGACCCGATACACAAGCGAGTTATAACGCGCGCCTTTGCAGAACATTGGGCGGCCGATTTATCGGACTGACTAGCGCCCTTTTTAATGCCTTTGTTAAAGAGGGCGAACGCGACGAAAAGAACCCTCGCGATGATGATGACGACTTTCCTTTCGAACTCGGAATGCTCATGTCACGCGCGATCGACCTCGACGAACTACATCAGGTCGGCGCCTCTTTTGATTATCCTGGCGCCTTGAGTCTTGAGGAATGGGTCGCACTAAGGGAATTACAAAGGGCGCGACGAAAGATCGAGGCCGATGAGGCGCAGAAACAGAAAGACGATGCCGAAATGCGCGAACGTGAGCAACGACTTAAAAAGATGACCGGCCGGCAATAATCATGGCGATCGTAATTAAAATTAGCGCCGACACTCGCGAGTTTGAGAAGGATATTAAAGAGGCCGCCTCGCGTTCGGCGCAAGCGATCGAGCAAACGACCGGCAAGGCCGTCAATGCGGCGCAGTCAGCGATAAATAATATCAGCGGCGCCGGCGGCGGGTTTAGCGGCGCGACGGGTCGAGGCGTTAGTGTGACGGGCGCCTTATCAGGCGCCGGCCTTAACATTCCGGCGTTGCCGAACCCTGCGGCGATCGAGCGGGTTAATGCCTTATTCGGCGAGGCAAACAAAGAAATGGCCTCGGCGCAAGGCGCCCTTTCGGCACTCACGGCCGAATCTGCGGCGGCCGAGGCCGGCATCGGTTCGTTAGGCGGCGCCCTCGGCGCCCTGGCCTCGCCGGTCGGCCTTGTGGCCGTCGGCGTCGCGGCACTCGCGGCCGCCTCGATCGCGGCATCTAAGGCGATCTTTGACATGGCGAAGGAGGGTTCAGCGGCCGCGACTGAACTAGTCGAAATGGCGCGCGCCGGCGATACGTCACTCGAAGCGGTTCAAGGTTTGAGCGTAGGAACGCGCGACCTGACTGACGAACTAATCGGCCTCGGCGGCGTCTTATCGGATGACGTTATCAAAGGCGCCGATGAGGCATTCGATTCGTTTGTCGTACTCGACGCGCAATGGAAAGCGATCAAGATCACAGTCGCCGATCAGTTAAAACCCTCGGTCGATCAATTAGGCGGCGCCCTTCAGGCATTGTCACGCGAAACGATGCCGGCCTTGAGTATTGCAACGGCCGGCGTTGGTTTCGAAATGCGAAACATCGCGCGCGATATAGCGAACGTTGCACGCCTGGCGAGTGCCGTTAATCAGCTATTCACGGCCGAAGGTCTCAGAACGTTTATATTCGGCGGCGCGCCTGGCGCCCTCGACTTAAGCGGAATCGGCATTCCTGAACCGCCGAATCAGGGCATACCGACCCGCCAAAATTTCGGCACGGGCGAATTGTGGACAGTCGACGAGAACGGAAAGTTAGTGCCGAATTGGATTTTACCAGGCGAAACACAATTCAATTTGACCGGCAAGGGCGTCAGGCAACCTAGAACGCCGAGGGCGCGTAAACCTCGAAAGGTGAAAGAGGTTATTCCGCCTGACGTTCAGGGTCGCCTTGACGAACAAGGGTTCTTTTTCGATCAGATATTCGGCAAGGATCAATTCGAATTATCGGCACTTATCGAAAAGACCGACACTCAGATAAAGAAACTAAACGCGCAACTAAAGGTTCTCGCCGATGAGGGTTTAAGCAATTCGGCAAAGGCGTCAGAGTTATTAAATCAGAAACTTACTAAAGAGAACGAACTAGTCGACGCCCTTGATAATCGTTATAAGCTGCTAGTCGACACGAAATCAAAACTTGCCGACCTCGATCGAGGTCTTGCCGGCGCCGGCCTCGGCGCCCAATTAGTCGTGCCAGGTTTACCGCAAGGTACGACGGGCATCTTGCCGAGTCTTAGCGAGGCCGACCGCCAGGCGCAAACGGCGTTAGGCGCATCTAAACCGATCTTTGACAAACTGGCAGCGAACGCTAAAGAGGCAATGCAAGCGACTGCGGCCGAGGCGTTAAGGTTCAAACAGTCGATCGTTTTTACGTTCGAGGATGCATTCAGGGAAGGTTATACGCGAGGCGTTAAACCGTTCTTTGATTCGGTCATTTCAGGGTTCAGAAATTTACTAACGCAAATACTGGCCGAGGCGTCGGCCGGTCTTGTCGGCGTCTTGCTATTTGGCAAGGGCGGCGCCGGCACGACTCAGGGCGGCGCCTTATCTGGCCTCGGCGCGTTCTTGAGCGGCGGCGGCGGCGGGTTCGGTTCGGGCGGTTCGAGTGCTACATCAGGCGGCGGCGGGTTTGGCGGCGCGATCGGAAACATATTCGGCGGCGGCGGCACTGGCGGCGGCGGCGGAATCTTAGGGTCGATCTTTGGCGGCGGCGGCGGTTCCTCGATCGGCGTTCCGTCATCGGCCGCGAGGTCATCGATTCGACTCGGCGCCGGCGGCGGCGGGTTTCCAGTCTTGACTGGCGGCGTCTTTTCGGCCGGTTCGGGTTCAGTTTTTGCCGGCATAGGCGGCCTCGGAACCCTTCTCGGCGGCACGGCGATCGGCGCCTTGTTGGGCACTGGCCTCGGCGGCAAGTCGATCGGCGGCCGTATCCTCGGCGGCGTCGGCGGCGGAATCGCCGCGTTAGGCGTCGGTATCGGCGCGACCGTCGGCCTTGCCGGCGGGTCACTGCTTGCCGGCGCCCTGGCGGCGACCGGTTTCGGCCTTTTGGCGGCGCCCTTTATTGTCGGCGCGATCTTACTCGGCAAGGCAAAGCAACGAAAGATCGATGAAGCAAACGCCGACGCGATATGGGTCGCCGAACGCGAACAGGTTCGTGAGTTAATCTCGGCCGTTAATGCCGATCGCATTGACGGCGGGTCAGCATTGGCCGAGGCGTCGGCCTTGAGGGCGCAAACCGTTGCAGGTCTTTCGCAGATCAAGACTAAATCCGTTCGTGAGTCGCGCCTTACTAATCAATTGCGCGACCTCGACAATACTGTCATAAGCGAACTGAGGGCGGCCGTCGCGCGCCAGGCGACAAGGCGCAATAATGCCGGTTTCATCTTGCCGGAATTTGCATCGGGCGGGTTCGTTCCTGGCATCGATCAAGGCCGCGATTCGGTCTTAGTGCGCGCGACGCCTGGCGAGTTAATTCTAAACAAGAATCAGCAAAGAATAATTCAGTCGCGCGCCGGTCGTGACGTATTTGCCGACGCCGGCGTTCCTTTGAAACCTGGCGGTTCGAGGTTCCAGGGCGGCGGGTTCGTCTCGCCAGGCGAGGCAACGATCGTTCTTGACCTTCGAGTCGATGAGGGCATCGTCGTCGGCAAGATCGAAGGGTCAGCGGGTCAAAAGGTGATCGTAAACACGATCAAACGCGCTAGAAAGAACGGCGAACTATGAGTCGATTACTCTCGACCGATCAAATCGAGGTTCTCTCGAACAATTATCAGGAGTCGTTTTGGACGGTCATCGCGGTCTTTCAAGACGCCGGCGTCGTCACGTCTTACGCCGGCACGCCATGCGTGATTAACGGCGTCGAATACCTCGGCGGCCTCATCGGCGCGACGCCTTTAAAGGCGACCCTCGGTTCGAGTGTCGATCGAGTCGACCTCACGATTCAAAATGTCGACTGGCGATGGACACACCTCGCGAGGCGCCCGAACCGATCTTTGACTCGATGTTATGTCGGGCGCGCCGTCAGGCCGACCCGCGCGGTCGCCTGGCAACATGTTCAGCTATTGACCGGCATCGTCGTCGGTATGCCGTCAGATGAGGCGGCCGTCACGTTGCAATGTATTAGTGATTTATACGCGGCGCCGAACGTCGGCGCCCTGCGATCGATCGCGCGGCCTTGTCAATTTAAGTTTAAAGACCCTCGAACCTGCGGTTATAACGGCATCGAAACGGTTTGCAATAAAGTCTATGAGTCGACGGGCGGGTGCCTCGGCCGTGCGAATCAGCATCATTACGGCGGCTGGTTATACGACATGGGCAAAGATTCTTTGACTATTCCGGCGCCCGACCCGACCGGCAACCCCGACCCTGGCGGCGGCGGCATAGGCGGCGACGGGTTTATTTATCACAAATACACGAATGAGTTTCAGCTTAGCTATTAATGGCGATTGACTCGATCACGACCGGCGAGGGCGGCCTCATTCCTGACGCCTACGGCGAACATGTCATCGCCGGCCATTTGTTCTATAACGGCGGCGCCGTGCCGACCCTGGCGTTCGTCTTAGGCGAGGGCGTATTCGATGGCGTCGTTAAGGTTTGGTATCGCGGCGGCGAAATCACGGCCGAGGAATACCATTTTCATCAAGGTACTCAGTCGGCATCGATGAGCGACGCCGTTCAGGGCATCGACTCATGGTTGCCAGGCGCGATTCCATACTCGACGACCGCCTATATAGTCGCGAGGCCGGCCGGCATCGGCGCCGACGATCTTGACCCGTCAGGTCTTAACGGCCGGTATAAATGCCGCCAGGTTCCTGACTATGACGCCGACGGGAACCCTACAGGTTCGAGTTATTCGTCGAACCCCGCGAGAATTTTAATCGGCCTTTTGATTGAGGGCGCGAAACTCGCGCCGACTCGCATTGACTGGCGGTCGTGGTATGACTGGAAAGTCTATTGCGACACTCCGATCGAGTGGAATGACGGCAAGTCGGTCAGGCAAATAAAACGTTTCGAAAGTCATGTCGCGTTCACCGGCGCGACCTCGCCGGTCGATGTCTTGAACATGCTCACGGACATGTCGGCGACCCTCTGGCAAGATGACGGCGCCCTCATTCGGTTCTTTCCGATCGAGTCGCGATCGAGCGCGGTCACGTTCGGCCGAGGCGACATCATTTCGGGAACCTTTGAGCATGCGCCCGTCGACATAAGATCGCAGGCGACGCGAATCGTCATCAATTTTCGCGACCTTGACTCAGAGTTTCTAGCGCCGGCCGTTTGGACACAAAAAGATGAGGCCGGAATTGACGACCGAGGCGTTATCGACGCCGGCACGTTCTCATTCGGCGCGATGCACTATTCGCAGGCGCAAAGACTCGCGAAATACTGGTTACGGCGCGCGGCATCTAGTGAAAGGTTTACGTTCTCAGTCAGCGGCGAACACATGGCCGTCTTACCTGGCGATCTTGTGACGGTCGACTTCGCGCCGGCCTTAATGACGCCGGTTCTTTGTCACGTTCTCGCGATCGAGGACTCAAGCGACGGCGCCGACAATCGCGGCCTTAGTGTCGCGCCGTGGTCGGCGTTTTATTCCGATCAGGATCATGAACCGATTCCGGCCGCAGTCGTGCCGGCCACAAGTTAAAGGAAAGTAGAAACGCATGGCCGGTCACGTAACTGCAAATGCCTCATCGGTCACGACGGGTCAAACCGTGCAGGTTCAAGTAACCCTTGACCTCGCGCCGCCTATTCCTCGCGCCGAGAACGTCGACGAATTTACTGTCAATTCGACAAACTACAATAAAGACACACAGCAGTTTCTACAGGTCGTTGGCGCCTCGGCAAATGCCTCGATCGAACTCGCACATCGCGCCGGTTCGAGTAGTAATAACGGGTTCAATTGGGTCTATCCCGTACACGCGACACAACAGTTATTTTCAGGCAATCAGGCGACACGGTTCTATTTTCAGTTTATCGATTACGTGAGTTTCGGCGGCGATCGGCCGCTAGTGACAATTGAATTTGGTTATAACGCCTCGACCTCGAAAGGAATGATCGAGGTTTCCGACGAACATGCGGTCGTCGGTTCTCTCGAAATTCCAGGCTATATTCCGGCCGGCGCGCAGATTGTTTTACAGTCATCGTTGGGCGGTTGGCTTGTCAGGTATGACGGAACTCAGATCGCCAGCGGGTTCTGGCCGTCTGATTCGATAATGCCGTTAAAGATCAAATACGGCACGTATAAACTCGCGTCGGGCGCGTCGTCTATTATCTGGCCGTCAGGGCATCCGGCATACTCGCCGAACTATCCAGGATGGATTTTTTCAGAGGCGACCTTACAGAACAATTGGAAACCCTTCGCGCCGACGTGGACTCTGCAGGCGTTAAACGCCTCGAACGTTCAAATCGGGTCAAACTATAATCCGTCATCGATTTCAGAATCGGCCGATATACCGATCGCGAACTTTGTCGTGCCGGCCGTCGCCGGCATCGCGAAGGTTCGCATACGCGCGCAATTCCACAATTTAAATACAAGTCTACTCGGAACGCCTTATCTCGAAATACCGGTCACGACCGGCGGGTCGACGCCCTTAGTCGTCAATGGCGCGAACCCCGTCACCTTGAACCCTGGCCAGCAATACACGGTCACGGCGAACTACTCGACGGCCGAACTCACGTTTGCCGCACTCGGCGGCGGGTCATTTGGTACAGGCGCGACCGCGAACGTTTACACGGCGCCGACTGACGCCGGCACTAGCGCGACTTATCAATTCAGGGTCACGCGAACGGCGACGGCCGAGGTCGTGACGGTCGGCGTTAATGTGCCTCTCAAGATAACGCCCGACATCGTTTCCATGATCGGCGGCGCGACTCAAGCGTTCACGACTAACGGCGATATTCTGACGTGGACACAAAGCGGCGGAACCTTGAGCGGTTCGGGCGCCAGGTCGAGAACCTATACGGCGCCGGCGACCGTCGGAACGTTCACGGTCACGGCGACGACCTCGACCGGTTCGAGCGTTATCGCGACGATAACGGTCACGTCGACCGGCACATCGCCGACGACCGGCCTTAGACTCGAACCCGCTGCCGGTATGAGTGTCGGCCTTAATTCGCAGGCGCAAGTAAGGCTCATTGGCGACGTGACGCCGGCACTATGGGCGACGACTCAGAACGCGACGATCGACTCGGCAACCGGCGATCTTAAGATCATTTCAAATAGCGCGAACGCCGAGGCGACCCTCGCGCAAGCATTAGGCGGCAAGGCGACCGGCGACCCTGACGCGACACTCACATGGGAATTTAACTCGACGAACGCAAAGGTCGCCGGCGATTCGGGTCAGTTTACATGGACACTAAGAAACGCCTCGCAAGTATATTTAGGTTCGGTCATATTCAGTTATCTGGGAACGGGCGAGAATTGGAGTGTCGCACTCTGGCAAGGGTCGACCATGATCGCCGAGATACCTTTTACTCGAACGAATACGACCGGCCTTAGACTGACGTTCAGCTATACGTCGCAAGTTTTAATGCGCGCCGAATATCGGCCGAATAACGCCGCGTCTTACATCATCATCGGCGACGCCGGTTTCGCACTCACGAACCCGCCGCGTTATCTGGCGGCGCAGTCTACGCCGAACACGCCGTCAAAACCGAATAACTCGATCATCATTTCGAAACCTGTATTAACGGCGTTCGGGTTCGGTCGATGGTTTGTGCCGCAATGGGCGGCGGCGCGCATTGACGCCGGCGGCAATGTCATCGGGTCGTATACGGTCACGGCCTCCGAAGAAACGACGGTCACGTCAGGCAACGCGGCGCAGGTCGCGACGGTCAATTGTAATGCCGTAGGAACGGCGCGAGTTTCGGCGAGTTATCCCTCCGGCATCGCGGCACAAAACACCGTAATAATAACGATAACGCAGGCCGGCGGCGCCCTGGCCGTCACGACTCCGGCGGCCGGCACGACGACAAACCTCACGCCAGGTCAGACGCTAACGATCGAGGCGAATGATACGCCCTCGGCCTTGACCTACGGCGGGTCAGGCGGAACGTTCGGGTCAGGCGCGAATAAGAACGTATACACGGCCGGCACGGTCGCCGGCCTTTATACGATCACGGTTTCGCGAGGTTCAGAGGTCATAACTCGAAATATTCGAGTCTTAATGACGGTCACGCCGCCGACTCAATCGATCGCCTTAAATTCGACCGTGACGCTAGTCGTTAATACTCTCGAACCCTTGACCGTTTCGGCGACTGGCGGCACGGCCGTCGTATTCGCGCAGAGTGGAAACAGTCAGTTAGTCAGCTATACGGCGCCGGCGACGCCTGGCACTTATACGGTCAATGTAACGTCGAGCATTAATAATGCCTCGGCGAGTGTGACGGCCGTTTCGTCAGGTACGACGCCGATCGTCATTTCGAACGCCGAACCTCTGACGGTCGAACCGAACGGTCATGTTCTGATAACGACTAATTATCCAGTCGCAGAATGCACTTATTCGGCGACCGGCGGCGTCTTTGCGGCCGACCTGCCTCGAAAAGAGAACGACTGGCGCGCGCCAGGTCTGGCAGGCGACTACACGATCACAGTCACTCATCCGACCGGCGGGTCAGATACGATCACGGCGACCGTATTCCTTAGAATTTCGCCGAAGAACCCGCCAGGCGTCGCGCCAGGTCAGCAGATTCAATTTTCGGCGAACTTCTCGCCGGTCACGTTCTTTATTTCGTCATCTGACGGCGGCACGGTCACGACCGGCGGCCTTTGGACGGCCGGCCAGACGGGCGGGTCATATACGGTCACGGCGCACGCGACGATAAACTCGACCGTTCGCGAGGACTGGTCGACCGTCACGGTTCAGGGCGTCGGTCTGGCTTTGAATGTGCCGTCGACCGTGACCCTTTTGCCAGGTCAAACCCTCACGATCACGGCGAACTTTCCGACCTCAGAACTTACGTTCTCAGCTACAGGCGGCACATTTGGAACGGGCGGCACGGCGAATGTTTACACGGCGCCGTTTAACGCCGGCGGCTATACGATCACAGTCACGCGAGGCACTCAGACGGCATATGTCGCCGTGACCGTGCCGGTCGTCATCGCGCCGGCGACGACCTCGGTCGGCAATGGTTCGACGGTCGCCTATTCGGTCAATGCAGATGTGACGAATTTCTCGACAACAGGTTGGACGGCGACCGGCGGCACGCTATCGGCAAAGGCAATCAGGTCGGCGACCTATACGGCCGGCGCGACGGCCGGAACCTATCAGGTCACGGCGATAACAACTCTCGGCACGGTAACGGGCGCGATCACGAACACCGGCACGGCCGGCGTGCCGATCACGATCACCGGCGCCGCCGCCGTGACACTCGAACCCGCGTCGACCTATCTCATCGAAACGAATAAACCCGTCGGCTCCTATTCCTTGACCGCGACCGGCGGCACGTTCGAGGGCAATCAATACAGGGCGCCGAATCAGGCCGGAACCTATACGATCACGGCGACCGATACGAGCGGGTCAGGCGCCGGCGCCGACACGTTACAGGTCACGGTTCCGTTAAGGGTCACGCCGGCGAATACGATCGTTTTACCTGGCGGCACTCAGCAATTCGCCGTTAATTTTCCGGCCTCGCAAACGTCATGGTCGACTACGCCGGCGTCCCTCATCACGGCGTTCGGGTTTTGGACGGCGCCGTTTGAACAGGGAACCTATACGATCAGGGCGACGACGACGATCGGCGAGGCGACGACCTCGGCGACCGTTCAGACGGTCGAGTTAATTGTTTATGGTTCCGATCACATCACGCTAGAACCTGGCGCGCAATATACGGTCTTGACGAACCTGCCGCCTCGCGCGCCGTCTTACACGGCGTTCGGCGGGTCATTTGCGGCCAATATTTACACGGCGCCGACTGCGGCCGGCCTTTATCATTTCACGGTCACGTATCAAGGCCAGTCAAAGCGGGTCGACGTGACGGTTCCTCTGCGAATCGCGCCTAAAGAGGCGAGGGTCGAGGCCGGCCAGTCGATTCAATTCACGATTAACGCGCCGAACGCAACATGGTCGGTCATCGGCGGCGGCACTATCTCGCAAACAGGGTTCTACACGGCGCCGGCGTCGGGCGGCACGGTCGCGCGCGTGACAGCTACGACGCCGAACGGGTCTGATACTGCGGTCGTATTACTTCTTGACGAGTTTCCGTTTCAGCCTACCTACGCCGTCGACGGCGAGAAGGGTCGCGCCTCGGTCATCGTTGAGGCCGAGGACGGCACACGGTTCGGCCGCATCAAAGGCGTCTCGCGCCGCCGCTACGATCTGAGGTTCGAGAACCGATCGCAAACCGAAACCCTCGCCGCGATCGCCTTTCATACCGCCAGGTTTCCAGAGGTTCCATTCCTCTTTCACGACATCAAACTAAATGATTTCGTCGCGGTTCTTTTCGATTCGCCGATCAAATGGCAGGTCAGCGGCGAGTGCCGGTTTCACTATTCCTTTAAACTTCTCGAAGAATAATACCTCTTTATACTTTTGTCGCCTTTCGTTATACTCAAGTAGAACGTAGTATTACGTTCAAATACTTTAGTAAGGAAAGGCAACATGGCAAAAAAGAAAAAAAAGGCACTTGAACGCAGGCCGCCGTTGCGCGCTATTGCATTCAAGATCGATGAAGAATTAAGGGCGGAATTAGAGGCCGAGGCGGCGGCGCAAGAACGTAATATGTCGCAGATGATAACGCACTACATCAAGGTCGGCCTCGGCCTTGCGCCTCGGCGAAATCGCTATTTAGCTTGACGGGCGTATAACGCCGTTATACTATCGCCTTATGACAACTAATGACGGCCGAATACTTTGTGACCATTGCGGTCGCGCGCAAGGCGACGACGAAAGCGACTGGAAACATATTCACTATAGCGGCGGCGTCATCGATGAGGGCGCGCCCGACGACATCGATCTTTGTCCAAAATGTGACGCGATCGAGAGAAATGAGGTTCCGTTTTGATAAACCTCGAAACGGCGACCCTGGCCGAACTCATCATCGAACGCCAGGCGATCGACGGAACGATCGATCAGATTCACTATGACATCGAGGTTTTGAAAGCTGGTCGGCCGATGAGGCCGGCCGAGGAACACGATGCAGTCGATCACGCGATCGCGGCCTTGTATGTCGCGGCCGACATGTTAGGCGAACAGGGTCTTACGGTCGACGACGCGATCTTAAACTTTGACTCTAAAGAATGACGCCGCCGAGAAGGGATTAATCGGCGGCGCAATTACGCACCTTTGAAGGTCTGCAAACAATGGCGTGAGGTTCACATTCGTATAAAGGAAACGATAACACATGGAAACTAAACAGGCACTTGTAAAACGCGAGGTCGAGGTCGCGACGGCGGCCGACTCGATCGAACTCTCATCACTGGCCGATCTAATTCGCCTTTCTGAACTGCTATCGCGTTCGGGTTATTTCGCCGACGTTAAAGAGGCGTCGCAGGCGTTCGTTAAGGTCTTGTACGGTCGCGAACTCGGTTTCGGCGCGATCACGTCCATGACGGGCGTTCACATCATAACCAACAAACCGACCCTCTCGGCGAACCTCATCTCGGCGGCGATCAAGCGGTCGAACAAATACGACTTTCAAATCTTGAAACTTGAGAACGACGGCGCCGTTTTGGAGTTTTTCGAAAGCGGTCGCGCCCTCACGCCGAAGTCGTCATTTCTCAAGGCCGACGCCGAGGCGGCCGGCCTTTTGACAGGTCGTAATGCTCACACCTGGCGCGCCTATCCTCGAAACATGTATTTCGCCAGGGCTTTGACTAACGGCGCGCGATGGCACTGTTCGGCGGTCTTTGGCGGCGCGATCTATACGCCCGAAGAAATGAACGTCGCAGTCGACGCCGACGGCCAGGTCATCGACGCGCCTATGCCGACGCCGGTCAATGTGCCGACCTCGCAGGCGGCCGGCGATCTTACTCGCGCGATCAAGGAATTACGCGCCCTCGGCCTCGACTATAAGTCGATTCAGAATCAGATGGAATTTCACACCGGCAAACGAACGCGCGCCGACCTGACGGCCGATGAGGTCGAACTTGTGGCGATGGAATTTGATTCGCTAGTTCAGGCGATGACGTTAGAGGCCGCCGAGGCGACCGAAATGCCGGTCGAGGTCATAGCGGCCGAGGTCAAAGAGGCGACGAAATGAACGATCGTCAGATGAGTCTATTCGGCGAACCCGACCCGCCGAAACCTGAACCGCCCAAAAAGGAACCGACGCCGACGCCGGTTCCTGGCGATCGCGACATCTGCGAGAACTTTCATGGTCAGAACGACCGGTCGGTCGACGCCTGGCGATCTTTGCGCCCGACGGTCTTGACGAAACTTCGCCGGCGGGTTCTCGACGCGATCAAGGCCGCCGGCACGAACGGCGCGACCGTCGACGAACTCGAAATGACCTTGCGAATGTCGCATCAGTCGGCATCGGCCAGAGTCAGCGAACTAAAGGCGGCGGGTCACGTCAAAGTTAGCGGCGCGAAACGCCTGACGCGATACGGCAAAGAGGCCGACGTTATCGTCACGGCCTCGCCTGGCGACGCCAGGTCAAAAGGCCGGCGTCGGAATGTGCCGCCTCGACCTCGCCGGCATATTGCGACCCTCGACAAGAATCGCCGGCGGGTCTATGAGGCCGTCAGGGCGCGAGGCAACAAGGGCGCGACCGTCGACGAATTAGAGGTCGCATTGTCGATGAGTCATCAAACGGCCTCGGCGACCGTGACGGCACTCAAGGCCGACGGGTTCTTAAAGGCGGTCGTCTGGCAACGTCAAACACGGTCTGGCCGTTGGGCGAATGTGAACATAATTCGAGAAAAGGAACGAACGAATGACGACACGAACGTTATATGACATTTCGGCCGACCTGGCGGCACTCGATGAGATATTAAGCGAGGTCGGCGGCGACGTGACTGACGCCGAGGCCGAGGCCGCGATCGAGGCATGGTTTCAAGAAACGGCCGGCGATCTGAGGACAAAGGCCGACGCCTATTGTCGACTGATTCGCGAAATCGAGGCGCGAGGCGAGGCACGCAAGGCCGAGGCCGATCGAATACTAAGACTAGCGTCGACCGACTCGAACGCCGCAGGGCGCCTGAAAACGCGATTAAAGGACGTTCTAGAGTCGCACGGTATCAAGAAACTCGAAACGGAACTCTTTAGACTCTCAATCGCCTCGAACGGCGGCCGCCAGGCGCTAATTTATGACGCCGCCGAGGTCGAGTTTCCGGCCGAGTTTCAAAAGGTCATCATCAAAGGCGACGATGAGGCGATAAGGTCAGCGATCGAGGACGGGTTCGAGTTGCCGTTCGCGCATCTGGCGCCTCGCGGTTCTCATCTAAGAATTAAATAGCGATTACTACGGCGCGACGCCCTCGCCGGCGGCCAGTTTAATACTTAGCGGTTCTTTCTATTGGAACTTCGCGAGGGAACCGTTCGAGGCACGGTCTGAGGGCGTCGCCTTTTTTCGAAATGAACATCAATTACCGATTAGTCGCCGTCGCGATTGCGATCGGCGCCGCCTTTGTCGTCATCGTCTTTCTTTGCCTTGTGCTATACGCGACCCGCAAGGGCGGAAAGTAATACTATTGACACGATGGTATAACGGCGTTATACTCTGTGACGTTAGATTAATTCAGGTTCAAGGAAAGGGAACGAACAGATTATGAAACTCAAGACGTATCAAGTCACCGAGGCCGATTTCGACGCCGTTGTCGGTTGCGAATCATGCGATGAGGCGTTCGAGGTCGGATGGATCGTTAGGAAAAGCGGCGACGACATGTTCTGTGATGACGTTTGCGCGCGCCGGTATGAGGCGAAGGGCATCGAGGTTTTGAGGCGCGACGGGTACGACTGCGACCTCGAAGAATCGCCGCGACTTGACCCGCCGCATTGGGCGTACAGATAGAACCTTGAACCCTCGGCCGGCGCCTCTTTAAGCGAGTCAGGCGCCGGCATTTTTTCGAGAAGGAACGAATGATTCTATTTAATTTGCACGATGACGGCCGAGGCGAGGTCGACCGGTATTACGCGACCTTGATTGAGGCCGTCGCATATGCCGTGGAATGTCGCGACTCTGAGAACGTCGACATGGTGATCGAACAGGTCGAAGTCAGGCCGCATGGCAAGGCGAACGTTTGCGCCATGCTAAACGGCGAACAGTTTATTTACGATCGACGCCAGGTCGCGACCGTTAAGGCGTTCAAACTCGACGACGACGAAAGAGAAAGGTTTTGGCTAAACGACGGCGACGATAAAGAGGCACTAATCGAGGCGTTACACGCCGAAGGGCGCTATACGGGCGCCGAATTTGAAACGAAACGAAAGGCACGAAAGGCGAAATCATTATGACCGAAAAGACAATTACGGCCGAGGAACTCATCGGCGATATTCACGACCTCACGGCGCGCATGCGCGAACTAAACGCCGTTCTCGACTTTGCGGCACGACTCAAGGCGCGCGTCGCCGATGAGTGTGTTTGGAGTCAGCGAGGCACGTTTAACGAAATGATAAGGCGCGAACTTGAGGCAATGGGAACGAACATGAAAGAACGCGAGGCGCGCGTCGTCGGCCGTTGTGTGAAATGCGACGGCGAGGTTTTTGACGATGAGGCGCACGCCTGGCGATCGACTCAGAAAGGCGTCATGCCGTTTCTATACTGCGAACCTTGCGCGACGAAAGAGATCGAGAACGCGGCATGGCCGGTCGCGATCGACTGGCGCGTCACACCGATCGAAAGGAACCGATGACGAATAAAGACATAAACGACAAACTCAAGGGTCGAAAGATCACGCATGTCGATCTGCGGCCTTTCGATGACGGCCGAGGCGTCGACCTGTATTCGCCGGCGATCACGTTCGACGACGGGTCGCGATTGGTGTTTACGGCCGAGGCCGGCGCGAACGGTCGAATCGGCATTCGGCCGAGTGTATTCAGGCGACCCCGACCGGCGCCAGGCAAGGAAAGGGCGAAAGGAACGGCCAGGCGATGACGATCTTTTTTCTATCAATTGCCGGCGCGACGGGCGTATTCTTTGCCGGTTATATATACGGCCGCATGGTTCATGACCTCGAAGTCGGCCGACTACGCAAACGCGCCGACCGTGCCGAACGCGCGGCCGACCTGGCGCGCGCGACGGCGAAACGCGGCCTCGAACAATTACGCGACGATCTGAACACATGATCGTTTTGCCTGAACAACTAAAGAAACTCATCGAACAGATGGAATCGATCGAGGTTCAGCGAACCCGCGTTCTACTCGCACTTGAGGCCGGCGTCACGCCCTCGGCAAGCGAGGCCGACGCCGTTGTTTTTTTACATATGCTCATCGCGGGTCAGGCGCATCTTGCCGACGCTATTCTCGAAATAACGGCCGGCCTTATATGCGAGGACGTGACATGGCCTCATCTGATTTGACCTGGGTCTTAGCTGGCGCCTGCGGCGCGATCATCTTTGTCGCGATCGTCGTCGCGATCGTCAAATTATTTACGTATGAAACGCCTCGCGCCAGGGCGGCAAGGCGGCACTAAGTATGCTCATCGCGGCGGCGTTCCTACTCGGCATAGTCCTCGGCGCGGTCGCGGCCTCGATCACGGTCGCCAGGTTCTACGACGCGCGATGTTCTGAACTCGGCATCGACCTCGATCGCGGCCTCGGCGACCCGACGCGAGACAAAATCAGGAACCGAATCACCGGCCGATAGAAATGTTTTGACATTGCCGGCCGTTCGAGGCGATCATGGTCGGCGCCTTTGACAGAGGCGTTTGAGTTTCAAACGTTGCACGTTCGAGATTTGAGGCGTCTTTCGGTCGAAAGGCTCTCGACTCTTTTGATTCGCGCGGTTTGCACGTTTGCGGCGGGTCAAAACTGTCAAAGGGTCAGAGTCTTTCGACGGCAAGACGCCTTTTCTCTTTTCTGCTACTAGCGCCAGGTCAATTCGAAATGTACGTAAAATTATTTGCTCAATTGCTCGACTCATCGGTATGGCTCGAATCAGGCGAGACGCGCCTTGTTTGGATCACGCTATTACTGGCGATGGATCAGGACGGGTTCGCGCATTTCTCGGCGCCGGCGAACCTGGCATCGAGGGCGCGGGTCAAACTCAAGGCATGCGAAAAGGCGATCGAGGTTCTTGAGGCGCCCGACCCGACCTCATCCGACCCGACTCACGACGGCCGGCGAATCGAAAGAGTGCCAGGCGGATGGCTAGTTTTGAACTCGGCGAAGTATCGCGAACTCGGTTCAGAGATAAACCGACGCGAAAAGACCCGCGAACGGGTCGCCGCATACAAGGCGAGGAAACGCGCCTCGCGTACAAACTCTTTAGATTCAATCGAAACCGAGGCCGGTAACGTATCGGTAACGCAAGGTAACGCCGAGGTTACAAAAAGTAACGCCATGCAGAAGCAGAAGCAGAAGCAGAAGCATGTACAAGGGAAAGTAATTGAACACAAAGAAGTCGAGACGGCGACCGCCTCGACGGCCGTTTCTGCCTCGGTCGACGCCGTTTTTGATTACTGGCGGGTGACCCTCAAACACGCGACCGCGAAACTGACGCCGAAACGTCGCGCAAAGATCACGGCCAGGCTAAAGGACGGCTACACGATCGACGACATCAAGGCCGGCATCGACGGGAACGCCGCCTCGGCCTTTCATCAAGGCGACAATGAGAACGGCGGCCGAGTTTACGACGACCTCGAACTCATCTGTCGATCTGGCGAGAAACTTGAGCAATTCATTCAGATTTCGAAAGGAACCGAACATGGGCAAATTATTCGACGAACTACAGGGCGGCGCGAAACCCGACACGAACGAATCAAACGCGAAACCGACGAACTATTCGCGCGCCGAACTCATGACCCGCTTGATTCAGCTATCGCGATACTTCCGAGGGCTATCGGAAATGGAACCGAGTGAGGCGGCCGAACAGGCGGCAATTTGGGACGGGTTCGGTCTGCACGTTATTCCTGACGCCGATCTCGCCGAGGCATTCCGGCGCGCCCTTGAGAACTTTGACGACTCGCGACCGTTCGGCGCCGTTTGGGTTCGCGACGCCTGGCACTCGATCAGGCGCGAACGTTTCGAGCGCGAACGGCCGCCGTCGCGTTCTCGCCGACCTGGCGATATGACTTTCGCGCAGTGGTACGCCAAAGATCGCGAGAACATCGAGGCCAAGTTTCCGCCGTCGACGGTCGCGATGATGAAACGCCTGTTTGACAAGCGGGTCGAGAAGGACGGCGAACCCGAACCCGCGCCGGCCGGCGATTCTGGCGTGTGCTATTACTGCAACGATTCAGGATGGCAAGCGATTGCGTTCATGGGCGAAGGCGGCAACGAAAATATTGGCCTTAGACTTTGCGCTTGTTCAAAGGCGCCGGCCGAGGTTATTCATTCGACCGGCACTTATCGCGACCGCAAAGGCGACGTGATCGCCGTCAAACCTTCCGAACCCTTGCGCGAACCTGACTATCGCAAACGCCCGAACTCCGATATTTGGGAACCTGTCGACAAGAAAACATCGGTTTACGGCGATTAGGGCGCCCGTCACGGCGTTTTTAACGCCCGACTGCGGTCGTACTACCCTTTGGAATTATTAGAGGCGTCTGAGGGCTTTAAAATGCAAAAGGCTAAACCGAAACCGAAACCGTATCCAGAACCCGACCTCGAAACCGACCCTCGGCCGATCACGATCGCCGAATTACACGATCACATTCAGGCGGCGATATTCGGCCGGCCGTCAGGGCGTCGAGGCAAACGTTTCGATCAGCTACAAAGGCGACTACACGATCTTGTCGACCTCGGCGATGACCTGGCCGTCATCGAGGGATTTATCGAACGTATCAAGGCGAGTGCCGCGACTAAATACCTCGACTCTGAGGGCGTCTCGATCTTTGTCGCCTCGATGGAACTCGACGCGATGAGGCGCGAACGCGAATAAACGACTTACACGTGAGGCGAAATCAATTTAAACGACTTACACGTGAGGTAAACTCGCGATTGTATGACCTTGACGACGGCGTATAATGCCAGGCGTTAAACTTTCGAAATTTTCAGCAGGAAAGGAAAACCCGAACATGGCAAATAATCCAAATGACCCGAACCGACCGCAAGGTCAGCAACAAGGCGATGTCGATGTCGATGATCTTGTAACGTTCCTCGATCAAGGGTTCGCGAGTGTGCCGACTCTCGATAATCCTCAGAAACGCGAACAGATCAAGCGTATATTGCAGCAGCATCAACAAACACAACGCGACCCTAATGCCGCCGCAAACAAACCGTTTGACCCGAACCGGCGTTCTTGACCCGAACGCCTCGGTCTATGGCGTTATTCATTGCCGAGTGTGCCGGCGCGTTCGACCTATGCTCGAATCGCCGGCACCAAATAAACGTATCGCCAGAACCTACTATTGCCGAGTGTGCCGGCGACCTGGCGGCACGCCCGAACGCCCGAAATATGTCAAATGCGAAA